TCAGCCGTACAGTTAGATAGATTGCCAGATGTAGGAGTGCCCAATACAGGAGTTACAAGAGTAGGAGACGTAGCGAATACGTTAGCACCTGATCCTGTTTCATCCGTTAATGCAGCCGCTAAGTTAGCAGACGATGGAGTAGCCAAGAACGTAGCAACGCCAGTACCTAAACCGCTTACGCCAGTACCTACAGGAAGTCCTGTGCAGTTAGTTAACGTACCTGATGCTGGAGTACCTAAAGCACCACCAGTTTGATATTTGTCGCTATTAAGATTCGTAAAGTTGGCATCAACTTCAACATAACTAAGTGCCGAGCCTTTGCCAGCACGAGTAACGATAGTGGACATAATTTACTCCTTACGCCAAAGTTACTGAAAGATTAGTCGATGTTATCTTAAATATATCGCCATTACTAATAGTCTTGCTCGTATCTAATGCTGAGTGATACAAGAGATTACCCGCCGTTACAGCGTCACGAATACCAACGTGAGTGATAATTCCCCAATCAGCCGTACATTGTGGAAACTCAATCGCAGAGCTATTAGACGTAGCACCACCAGACGGAGCACTAAACGTAATAGACTGACGAACATACGAGCCACCTGTGACTTCAGTACCAGTATCGGCATCTGTAGGATCATTGGTATATAAAGCTAAGAAGGTAGTAGTCGGTGCTGTGTAGCTAGTAGCACGTAACGTACCGTTAATTAATGCGTTTTCCAAATAATTCGAAATTTCAGCCATGATTTACCTCACAGACATTGACATAGGTTGACCACCGTATTCACCATTCTGGTCGGCAGTAGAAATTGCTGTAATGCTACGATCATACAAAGCAGCCCATGTCTGAAGTCGTGCATCATTCATCAAATATGGTTCAGCTTCGCCTAATGCCGCATACAGCAGAGCATCAGGATAATTAGTTAGGAATACGTTAACAATATTAGTATCGGATAGATACTGTGGCTTGCCGTAATACAGCATCTGAATACTGTAGGCATCATCAGGTATAGGAGCAAACTGAATCTCTGAAGCCAGAATCGTGTAGTTCAATGGCTTACCTGAATCAGTAGTCCTAGCTATTGCATAAAATGAATTAGGTGAAAGGTAGGTAACTGAAGAAGCTGGAGTAGTACGCAGATGTACGTCACGCATCTCTAGGAAGTCCGTAGGCAAGCCTATAGTCTCCTCGCCTCCTGTGGTATCAGCACGAGCCACAATGAGCATCTGGCGCGTTCTGATGTCTCTACGGAGCCGTTCCTCAGCCAATTGGATAAAGTCCGGTATCTGTGCAGTCAGATCACTACGACCTAAGTAACTCGCTATCGTAGATTTTAACGAACTGTAATCCGTCATAACTATTTCCCTGAGTTGTGTCTCTCCACAGCACCATCTTCTACATCATCCCATCGATACTCATACGTACCAATGTGACCTATATGCATAGACAGACTGTGATCTACATACGTCTGGAATCCACTATCTAAAGCCTTGATGCAGAAATGCACATCTTCGCCAATAATGCCCTTAGAACCCCAACCTACGTCATACCACGGCTTTTTAGTAGCCTCGAATACATCTTTGTGAATCATTACTACGCCACCACCTACAGCCGTACAAGCCTCAATACCTTCTTTACCTTTAGAGTCTATTTTATGCCAAGCGTGGCTAATAATCTTGCCATTTTCGTCTTTATCTAGCTCTAAATTCAATGCTGTTGGTAGCGTAGGCTTGCGTCTAGTTACTGCATTAACTCCGACAATCGGAACCTCTCTGCTTAACAATATATCTATCGTATCGCTAGGAAACCGCATATCTGAATCAATGAACAGAATGTAGTCACAACCATCTTTTAACGCAGCTTCAACCAGCTTTTCTCTCTGGTCAAATATCAACGTACCAGCCATTGTGTATAACTTTAAGCCGTGTTCATTAGAACCACACCGAAACTTAGAATCTCGTCCTACCATCTTCGCAAAGTCAAACGCGAATCCTGTATGAACCTCGTCTCTAGCTGGAACGCATACACCTACTGTTATACCCATTAGACGTTACCCCTATAGACTTTCCATTGTGCATTATCGGAATCATTGAGCCACCGAGCAAAGGCAGGATCATCAACAATTACAAAACCTTTCATAATACCTTTCTTATTCAAGTCATCAATGACCGTAAAAGGTATTCGAGCTACGTGGTGCAATTCTTTAAGATTTCCTAGCCTTGCCTTGTCTGCCTCTCTGATATGGACGTTACTTTCTAGTATCTCAGTAACATCCTGTTTAGTCTCGATGATAATGCCGCCATCACCGTCCGCATGTACAACCTGTTGTCTATAGTCCATAAGTCCTCGTAAATGCCCCCAATCCGAAGATCAGGGGCAGTCTTATTACAGAGCCATGTTCAAGTCAGCAACGATACCGTGAGCGGCTTCGTTCTTAACTTCCAATGTGCACTCAACCAAAATCTGAGTCTTGTCAGAGTCACCAGCTTTTGCAAGCTCGTTAGTCATGAAAGGACGCAGATAAGCGATTGCAGCGTACTCAGGATCAAGCACCAGAGCATCGCGTGTACGCATGAAAATGTTAGGAACAACGCTCATTGAGCCGAAGTCTGACAAGTAAACGTCAGCAGCACCGACGATAGTTGCTGCACCAACGCCAGCACCACCACCACCAGCATTGACGTTATAACGATAAGCCGACAGACCTGTGAAGCTAGATACTTTCTGTTTACCAGTAGCACCAACCATCAGAATCTTAGGAGTACCGCCCGAAGCAAATACCTCAGCAACTACTTCTTTCAGCAGAGCCTCAGTAAATGTACGTGCTGTACCGTCTGTACGAGTTGATACACCGATAGTTGTAGGATCAGCACCAGCGGTTGTACCAGCAGACTTGTTTGTGTTTGTCTTGATGAAAGACAACAACGAACTCATCTTACGAGCTACAGAGCCAGATGTACCTGCTGCTTGAGCTTGGTTAGCGGTAATGATTGTCTCAATATCACGCTTGATCTCAGCAGAAGCCTTAGCCAACTGATAAGCCATCTCAGACTTACGACCAGCAAGGTCAGAAGCCAAGAGAGTACCAGAAACCATAACAGTCTTACCAACGATCTGTGTAAGGTTGCCAAGGCGAGTTGTTGGGGTGATAGTACCTTCGGTAGCTGTTGCACCTTCTACTAATGCGTTACCAGTAGTAGCTGCTGCAAGAGCATCCGTTTGCCACTCATGGTTTACCGATGTTGCTTTGGTTTTACCAATGGATGACATGATTGGGGTGTCGGTAGGGCTGATGTCATAAATAACATCGGTTAAGTCCTCACGCGCACCAATAGCGGTGTAGCGATCATATGCTGCCATGATTAAATTCCTTTATAAAAATCGTTCAAATAAACGAACCGCATCTTTTTTATTGCCAGATTGGCGTAATACGGCTCTCTCTTTTTTAAATGTTTCATTATCAGAACTCTGCGGATTAGATGTTCCTGGTCGAATAGTCTTAGGAGCATTGGCTACTTTCTTAGAAGTAACACCTTTGCCTGCCATCAACTTATCGTACTGTGCTGCTTTATAGAGGGCTAGTACAGCGCGACTATCGTAAACCTGAGACAACTCTTGATCGGTAAATCCTTGAGATTTTGCATAATTGCGAATGTCTCTACGGATTACTTCGGCTTTCACATCATCCTTAAACTCTGGGATAGCCTCTACAAGTTTTGCCTGTTCTGCTTGGATATGCTTTTGCAACTGTGCTTGAGTATAAGACTGCTGTTCTTGCTGAACTCGCTGTCTTTCCATCTGCACCGCTTGCAATTGCTTCTCTCGTTCCATCTTCTCTGCCATGGCAACTGCATAAGCAATAGGATCTTCTGCCTTTAAATTAGACAGATCTTCTCCTTGGTCTTGCTGTTGTAACAGTTGCTCAATAACTTGGAGTCGTTGGGCATAGGTTTCTCTGGTCTTTGCTGCTTCCGCAATCTTTACTCGATCAGCCTCTACAGCCTTTCGTTGTTCCGCTAAAGATTGGGTTTTCTTCTGATAATCGGCAGTCCTACTGTAACCATTCAAAAGCTCATCAAGGCTAACTTCCACTTCTTCACCAGAGACTTTAACTCGGTATTTGGGAAGTTCCTCTACTTCTTCTTCTTGGCTCTCAGCTTCTTCTGCACTTACATCTTGCTCCTCG